GGAAGTGGCAATCATGACCGGTTGGCCATGCTCCATCCTCCAGGGCACCAAGGGCGAAAAGAACCCGGCGCAGCTCCCCGGGGACGAAAGAACGCCCTGGTGGATTATCCTGCTCCCGGAGTCCGCCGGCGCGATCCTGCGCAACGCCGACATCATCCAGGATGACTTGGGCCGTCGTTACATCATCAGCTCCCCCGAATTGACGGACCTCGGGTGGCGCTTAACCGCAAGCATGCAGGTACCGTGATGGCTGACCTCGATGACGTCATGAATGTGCTGGTCAGCCTTATTGCCGGGGTCATCTACCCTAACGGCACGGGGCATGCCTCGGCAGTCGGCGCCCTGGTTAAATATACCCCGGCTGGCCGGTTCCCAACGTGCTGGACGATGACATCAAGGCGGGCCACGCGCACGTTTCGATCTTCCCCCGGCCCGAAGAGAGAAACACGACCAGAAAGGCCTCCGCCTGGCAGGATTCGACGGTTGACCTGGTGGCCGGTACCGGGACAGCTATCAAGGTGGTGGGGGAACAAGAACGGCTTTTTCAGATTGTCATTTGGGCGCCCACCCCGACAGTCAGGACGGCCATAGCCAAAGTGGTTGACCCGGCACTGAGACAGGCCGGACGGCTTGCAATGCCAGACAACACCTACGCCCGGCTGGTTTACAAATCGAGCCCCATGACCGACATGCTGCAGAAGTCGACCATCTACCGCCGGGACCTGTTTTACACGGTGGAATACGCCACAACCGTCACGGGCGCCTTTTACCCGATCAAGACGACCACGATTAATCTCACGCATCAATAGGAGTCTGACCATGATTCTGATCGTCAAAGAGCCCTTCGGGGGATACTGGAAAGGGGAGGAGATCATCGATCCGGCGATAGTCGCCGAAATCCTCGAATCCGATAACAAACAACACGTCATCAAGTCGGCAAGGGTGGTGCTCCAATGATCCTTAAAGGCGGCAATCTCAACATTTCGGCCATCAACGTCCCCGGCGGCTACGTGCAGGAAATAGCACCGCCCCCCGCGCTTCAGGGCGCTCCCTCCAACATCCTCGGCATCGTGGGGACGGCGACGTGGGGCCCGGCAAACTCTCCGGTTCTCGTTGGCGATTACAACACGTTCCAGGCCAATTTTGGCCCGCTGACCCTGGGTGCCAATGACCTGGGTACCCCGCTCTGGCTGGCGATGATGCAGGGCGCCAACAACTTCCAGCTGGTCCGGGTGACCGACGGCACCGATGTGGCCGCGCACCTCACGCTGATGGACACCACGGCAGTCACCCCGGTGGCCGGCGCGACTCTAACCTCCATCCATACCGGCACCTTTGGGAACAAGCTGACTGCAGCCATAACGGCTGGCAGCGTGGCGGGTGCTTTCAATCTGACGCTCTCCATGCCCGGAGCATCCCCGGAGCAGTTCACCAACATCTCCGGCGCCGGCGCCACTTTCTGGGCCAACCTGGTCAGCGCCGTGAACAACGGGCAGTCCGGGATAAGGGGACCGTCCCAGCTCACTTTAGCGACTATCGGGGCAGGGACGGCGGCTCCCAACATCGTGACGACCTATACGGCGGCAAGCGGGACGGATGGCAACACGACCATTACCGCAACCGTGATGATGGGGACCGACGGCACGACGCGTACCGGGATGTATGCACTGCGGAACACAGGCTGTGCGGTCGCGATGCTGGCCGGTGTGACCGATACCACAAGCTGGCCGAACCAGATCACGCTGGCCAACTCGGAAGGGTGGGAAGCCATCCTTGTTGGTCCTTCCGGCCAAAGCATCGCGACTGCGATTACCGCGAAGGCGACGGCCGCCGTGGATGACACCAGCTTCAAGGTGCTCCTTGGGGACTGGATCTACTTCCAGGACTCCATCAACAACCAGCTGCGCCTGGTCTCTCCGCAGGGGATCACCGCCGGGATCCGCGCCACGCTCTCCCCTGAACAGTCCATCCTCAACAAGCAGGTGTACGGGGTGGTGGCCACGCAGAAGACCAGCGCGAACCAGGTCTACAGCTATGCAGACCTCTCAGCCCTGGCAACGGCAAGAATCGACGTGATCGGCGCGCCTTCGCCCGGCGGTGGCTATTTCTCGCACCTCCTCGGCATCAATGGCAGCTCCAACGCGGTGACCATGGGGGATGAATACACGACCCTCACCAACTTCCTGGCCAAATCCATCAACGGCAACGTCGGCATATTCGTGGGCCGCCTTCAGACCCCCGACGAACAGCGCGAGGCCGGCGACTTCCTCGAGGATTGGCTGCAGACCCTGAAAGATCCGCAGGCCGGGTCCTCCTCCGGCGTCATCCAGGATTATTCGGTGCAGCTGAACGCCTCCAACAATCCGCAGGGCTCCGTTGAGCTCGGCTTCCAGATCGCAAACGTCATGGTGAAGTATTTCGGCGTGGTCCGCTACTTCATCGTTAACCTGATTGGTGGCAGCTCCGTGCAGACCACCGTCCAGGGATAGGGGGACACGATGCCTTTAAATGGCTACTCAGTAGGAAAGGACGTGGTCTGCACCCTCAACATGCCGAGCGGCATCCTGAGGGTGATACTGACCAATTTCGACGCCAAGCCGGTATATACCGACCTGAAAGCGTCCCCCCTTAACTCCCCCCCGGTCCATATGTCGATTCCTTCCGGCTGGAAGGGGACGGCGAAGTGTGACCGGCAGAATGCCACCCTGGACGATTTCGTCGCAGCATACGAGGCTGCCTACTGGGCCAACCAGAACGTGCTCACTGGGACCATCACGGAGACCATCAGCGAGGTGAACGGGTCGACCAGCCGGTACAAGTTCACCAACGTCAACCTGAAGGTGACCGACCCCGGCGCATGGGCGGGTGAGAAACTGGTGGACCAGACGCTTGAATTCGAAGCGAGCAGGAGGCTGAAACTGTGAGCACCAAGATCAAAGCGGCATCAGGGGGCGCAATCGCCCCCACGGCGGCAGAGCAGGCCGTCAAGGCCGGGCGTCCGGAGTTTTCCGCCGTGGACGCGACCGGGCGCACCATCACCCTCAGGAAGCCAACCACCTGGGAAAAGTTCGAGCTCCCCCGGCGACTCGGTGGCGACTCGGTAAACCCCGGGTGGCTCTTCCAGGCGCGCATGATCCAGCACGTCAAGCAGATCGGCGAAGATACGGACGTGTTCTTCACCAACGACCGCGAGCTGAAGGCCATCGTCGATTCCCTGGGCGAGGAAGGCATGGAGACGGTTGAAACCCTCTATGTGACCCACTTCATGGCCAGTGGGGACAGCCGGGCGGAAATAAAAAAGTAGCAACCGACCCGGAACTACAGGAATGCCTTTGGTTGGTAAAAAATGGCGTTCCCTGGGACGTAGCTTTCGGAGTCGAAGAAACCCTAAGATCGGCCATGTGTATCACCTTCAGCATCATGGAAGGGCACAAATTCAACTGGAACACCATGAGATATGAGGAACAGACATGACCGACATCCTAAAAGGGGTACCCCCGTGGTTCCTCATACTTTGCACTATCGGCTTTTTCTCGCTGATTTCATTCACCCTTCTGAGGCTCAATTCGACGTTGGGCCGCTTTCAGCAGCTTTTTGACAAGGTATTTGAAAAGTATGACGATCACGAGGGCCGGCTTTCTCGGCTTGAGGGTGCGCACCAGGTCAACCATAAGGTCTGAAAATGGAATTCTCCAGCATGGAACATTTCGCAGGGCATCTGGCGCATCTGGCAGTCGCGGAAACCCTTGCGCTGCACAAGGGCCTTGAGAAATGCGCCGTGCTGGTGGAGAAGACTGCAAAAGCCGAGATCGGGACCTACCAGACCGCAGCCGGGCCGTTCCAGGATTGGGCCGAGCTGGCCGACGTAACGCAAGAGGAAAGGGAGCGACTCGGATTCACTCCGAACGATCCGCTGGAGCGCTCCGGCGAACTCGGGAAGTCCATCACGCACGAAACGGAGCTTCTTGAGGCGGTCATCGGGTCCACTTCACCGGTCATGGAGTACATGGAGTTCGGCACCCCGACCGCTCCCCCGCGGCCCGTGCTCGGCCCGGCCATGTTCCGGAACAAAGAGAAAATCAGGAAGATCATCGGCGGCGCGGCAATCAGCGGGCTTGTGGGTGGAGCGGCAATCCACGCGTCCCTCGGGTATGACATGGAGGTTGAAAAGTGAGCTTAGAAGCCTACAGCGTTGCCGTAAAGCTCAGCCTGGTTAACCACGTCTCCTCTGGCTTGCTAGCCATGTCCGCGCAGTTCAATAAGACCGGCAAAGACGCCAAGGCCCTGCAGGCTGAGCTGCACAAGATCAAGCTAGCGGGTGCTATCGGCGGCGCCATGATGGGGGCGGGCGCTCTCGGGCTAGCTGCTCTGTTCAAGGGGCCGCTGGAGGAGGCCAAGAAGTTCCAGGTTGAAGTAGCCAAGTTCTCCTCCCTGGGTTTCGGCTCGGCCATCGACAATCAGGCTATGCGGTTTGCCAACGGCATGAAGACCATCGGCACCAGCGCGCGCGACAACATGTCCATCGTCGGCGACGCCATGGCCGTCTTCAAAGACTTGAGCGAAGCAGAGATGGTTTCTCCGCTCATGGCCAAGATGAAATTTGCCAATGAGGTCATTTTTGGAGCGGGCGGCGGCGATCGTGACAAGAAGCTGATGGACATGATGAAGGTGGCCGAGTTCCGGGGAGGCACCAAGAGCCCTGAGGAATTCGCGCGGCAGGCCAATTTCGCTCAACAGGCGATAGCGGGGAGCCGGAACAGGGTTGACCCTACCGCTATGCTGCTAGCCCTCAAGACGGGCGGCGTGGCGCTTTCCCGCAGAAGCAATGAGGCGTTCTACCTCGGGGCGGAACCACTCCTGCAGGAATTCGGTGGGAGCAGGTACGGCACCGGGGCAATGAGCATCTATCAGAACCTGGTGCAGTCGCGTGGGTCGATCACGGCACAGCAGGAGCTGTACCGGCTGGGCCTGCTCAACAAAGACATGGTCCAGTTCAACCAGCTCGGTAAGCTCAAGAAGGCGCTCCCTGGAGCATTCCTCGGCTCCGCGACCCTGGAGAAAGAGGGCGAGTTGGCACTTCTTGAAAAGGTTCTACTCCCGGCTTTTGCCAAGAAGGGCATCACGACTGAAGAGGCTGTGCTGCGCGAGCTCGGCATGATCATGGGAAATCGTACCGGCTCAAGTCTCATGTCCAGGATCTATCAGCAACGCGAAAAACTGCATATGCAGACCGACGCCAACTATCACGCGGAGAATCTTGACCAGGCGAGCGCACGGGCGGCCGGCACGCTCCAGGGCAAAGAGGCAGACCTGCACGCCAAGTGGGCCACACTGATGAAGGATCTGGGCGTTACCATCCTCCCCATGGCCATCTCCGGAGTCAGGGCACTTACCTCGCTCTTGAAGGGCGCGGCATGGGTAGCTGAGGAATTCCCGACACTCACAGCAGGGCTCATGGGCGCATTCACTGCGGTATCCGCTGCCCTCCTTGGTGGTGGTGCATATCTCGGGCTCACGGCAGCATTCAAGGCGCTGGCGCTGGCATTGCCGGGGATTTCTGGTGTAGGGGGTATCCCACTCCTTACCGCCTCCCTGGTAGGTAAGGCGGGCCTCGTGGTGGCATGCGGGGCAGCTGGTTACGCGCTCGGCACGCTGATAAACGGCGGGATAAATGGTTTCGTGAAATGGCTCACCAACGGTAAAGAGGACACCCTTGGAGGTGCGATTTATGACGCCACTCACTGGAAGGACTCCGGAAAGTCGACAGCCGTTCCCGTTGATTTCGGATCAGCAGAGGCAGGCTACCAGCGCCCCGCATCTCGTGCCAGCGTTACCCATGTGACCAACGTCCATCTCGACGGCCATAAGATCGCGCAGGTGGTGACCAAGCACCAGGGGCGCGCCGCCTCGCAGCCGCAGGGAGGCATGAGCGGCTTTGATACCTCGATGCTGTTTCCGTCCCCCGCTAACCCGTACTAGGTGACCTGATGGCCGTAAAACTCACCATAGATGCTTTTGAGTTCCTGGGATTCGAAGTACCCGACTCCATCGGATTCGGCGGCGCGCAGTCCCTGGCGGTTCATAAGCTCCCGGGTGGCTCCAGGGTGATTGACTCTATGGGGCGCGATGATGCACCTCTCGAGTGGTCTGGCATCTTCACCGGGGCGTCCGCGCTTTCCCGTGCGCGGTTCCTGGACGGGTACCGGATCGCCGGCACGATTCGCAAGCTCACGTGGGGCGCGTTCTCCTTCAACGTGGTTATTCGCGAGTTCACGCCAAGATATGAGCGTGACAATCACATTCCCTATCGGGTCGTCTGCGAGGTGGTAGAGGATCTGACTACTCCGATCACCCAGGTGGATCGCTCGGACATCGACACCCAGATTGATGACGATATGACAAACGCCGGCAACCTTTCGGCAGCGCTAAAGCCCTCCATGTTCGGTAAAACCTTGGCGGCCATCGCTAAGCTGCAGGGGAGCATTGCTACGGTCGTGGGCACCTACAATGCCGCAAAGCAGGGCCTTGTTTCGGTCATCAATATGGAAATGTCGGTAATTTCCACGATTCAGACCACGATTGATGGCATCCAAGGTGAGATTTCCGGAGTGAAGGCGCTGGTATCCAACGGGATCGGGGCGCTGACAAATCTTTTTGGTTCCGGAGCGCCGGCCATTACCGGTGGAAACGGGTCAAGTGTGGGTTCCCAGGGCGCCGCACTCCTGCAGGCGGGGACCACCGAGATGGCAAACTTTGCGACGCTCGGGCAAATCTCGGCATATCTCGCACTGGTCAACCGAAACCTCGGCTACATCAATGGTGCCCCCAATGCTCAACAGGTGACCGTCATGGGGGGCAACCTGGTTGACCTGGCCCTTCAGTATTACGGCGATGCCACGCAGTGGACCGTAATCGCCGCGGCAAACAATCTGAACGATCCGGCCATCTCCGGGCAAATGACGCTGATCATCCCGCCTGCCGCAACCACTCCGGCCAACTCCGGGGGCGGTGCGGACGTTGATCACTGGATGGGCGGGGACGTTGCGTTGGCCGGTTCTGGCGACCTGAACTCCGTGCTCGGCACCACTAAAAGTCAGCAGTTGATCTTGCGCCGGCTTCTCACCAACCCGAAGGGCTACCTCTGGCATCCGACCTACGGCGCCGGCGTGCTGGCGCATGTCGGGGACACCGGGGGAAACCTCCCCTACATCGAGGGGCTGATCATTTCTCAGATGCAGCTTGAGCAGGGAGTCGCCAACCCCTCTGTGAGCTTTGACGTGTCGGGGGATGATGTGACGGCCAATATCCAGTACACGGATCTGGAAACCAACAGCAGGCAGTTTCTGTCATTCACGGTGGCCGCATGAGCGGGGTTCTTCGCCAGCCGTGCAGCATCGTGACCGTGAACGGCGGCCGCATGGCGTTTGAATCCTGGGAGGCCAATAACAACGGCTATTACCAGGCCGACACCTTCACCGTGAAATTCGTTCTGAACGATGCGCAGGCCGCGTGGTGGTCTGAGCAGACGATACTGGAAGTGATGATTTATGACGGCTTTCCA